AACATGTCACTACAAAAGACAATACATCGAATGGCAAGATAGAGGTACCAGCACTGGTGCACCTGTTGCGATACACGATGCAGATAGTGATATCATAAGCCAAACGACTAGAGGTAAAGATTATAAAGACAGATTACCAAATGGTAACTATCTTGATAATACTGCTAGTCACTTTGTACTTGTAGTCGGTGATAACCCGGAGACAGCATTGATATCTATGAAGTCTACTCAATTAAAAGTGAGTAGAAAATGGAACTCAATGATGATGGGTTTAAAGATGCAGGGGAAAAACGGTTTGTTTACTCCGCCAACTTATAGCCACATTTATAAACTATCAACCGTTCAGATGTCTAACGACAAAGGAACATGGTTTGGTTGGGATGTAGCAAAGGTAGGACCAGTCACAGATAAAGCTATCTATGATATGGCAAAATCTTTTGCTGAATCTGTAGGTAAAGGTGAGGTTGAGGCTAGACCTGAATCTCAAGAGCAAACTAAAAAATCTTTAAATTTATAAGATCCTAGGTAGTGGGCGTCGATGCGAGAGTGGAAACGCCCACTTTTTAATTTATGAATGAAAAGATAATTAAAGCTCCGGTTACGTATGAAGATTGGATAGATCTTGGACGGGTTATTATACCCTGCGATACAAAGCAGGCTGTAGTCGAACGATGGTCTGATCCTGATTTTAAAATTACGAAAGAAGAATGGAGAATAGAACACGCAACAAAACAGATAGGACTTAGACTCGATCAATATATAGACTTTGATATAGACAATCCTGTTGTCAAAAGATTTGTTGCAGATCACATAAAATCTTGTGGTGCAATATTTGGTAGAAGAAACAATCCATCAAGTCACTATCTTTGGTCTGGCACATCAGATTATAAAAAATTTGCATTACCAAAAGAATTAGAAAATTATTATAAAGATTATGGTCATGGCGCAACACTATGCGAGATTAGACATGGCGCAAACAAATACACATTAGTACCAGAAACAAAATACCATACTACAAATGAAATTGTAAAGTGGGTTAAGTATGATGGTATTGATGAGTATCCAGGTAATTTAAAAGTAGATTTAGGTAAAATAGCTTTGTCAGCTGCATTGTGTATTACATATGCAGGATCAGGACAAAGAGATGACTACTGCACTGCAATAGCAGGTGTATTGTTAAAACATACAGAGTGGAATGTTGATGAGATAGATAATTTTATTTACAATATTGCTGTAGCAGCAAAAGATGAGGAGTCAGATAAAAGAAAGAAAAAAGGAACAACACATAAAAAAGCAAATAGAAAATTCGGTATGCCAAAGCTATCAGAGATAATTGGGTGCTCAACAAAAACAATAGCAACATTGTTTAGTTGGATTGGTGTGCAGGAGGCTACAAGCGAAGAAGCAAAACAATCTATTGGGCAGATAATAGAGTATGGAAGTGATAGATATTTTGTAAAAATAAATGCTGTAGTACAGGGTGAGGCCGTTGAAAAAACAATAACAGTAGACGGTCCCACACTTCGTAATAAAAAATTATTTTATGATTCTGTAATTAGTAAAGCTGCAGTTTGGATTCCAGAGATGAAAGCCGCAGACTTTGAAGAGATAATGCGTCGTAAGTATGAAGCAAGAGAAAAGTCTAGTAACTATGTTGAAGAAGCAGAAGAAGATCTTAGATTCATAAAACATTTTAAAAATTACATCTCAGAAGAAAAAGCATATACAAATAAAAAAGAGTTAGCATATTTTGGTATGCCATACTTTAACGCTGAAAAAAAAATTTTAGAATTTAATTTAGATAAGTTTGAAGATTATCTGCATAAACAAAAAGTAAATTTAGCACGAGTTGATTTAGTAATTAAATGTCAAAACATATTAAAAGCTAAAAAAAATCATGGTAAGTACGGAACAAAATCTTGTGTATCTTGGCGTATAAAAGATCAAAAGATAGACAGAGAAGATCTTATAATAGAAGGTGAGTATCAGGAGGTAGTTGATGAAACAGCCTAAGTTTATATCAGGACCACCAGGCACAGGTAAAACTTCTATGTTTATTACACAAAAATATACAGAGTTATTAAAAAAATATTCATACAATAGAATAATAATATTATCACACACAAACGTTGCAGCAGATGAAATAAGAGATGAAATACTTAAACTGCCAGAGATGCAAGGGGTAACAAAAAAAGCTATGAAATATAATATCTGCACGATACATTCGTATTGCAAAAGCAAATTAGTTGGACGTAAAGAAGTATTTAGTTATGCAGACCACATGAATCTAACAACAATAGATTCTCTTTTTAAATTACAAAGAGTGACCGAGTCAGAGTTTAATTCTGACAAACATAAATTTTATAGATACATAGCTGATGCTCATGGTAGAGGAAAAACTTTGAAAGAACATTGGAAGACTTGTGATAAAAATACATACAAACCGTATAGTTTAAATTCTATTGAACAAATGATGTTTCCATACACACAATACAAACATGACAATCACGTTTGTGATTATGCAGATATGATACAAGACTTTATTGATAAAGCTGTTGAGCCAGACATAGATGCTTTAATAGTTGATGAGGCACAGGATAGTAACGTGCCACAGAGAGAAGCTCTCGATAAGATGGCAACAAAAACAAAAGAATATTATTTTGTCGGTGATGCAGACCAAACTATATTTGAGTTTGCAGGATCAGATGCAGATTACTATCATAAATTATCAAGAGATGCAGAACAATTAGAACAGGGACATAGATGTGGTAAGACTATAAATAATCTTTGTAAAAGAATAATAAGACCAATATGGGATTACTATGGCTATGAAAGAACTTGGAAGCCAACAGATGTAATAGGCAATCACTATCACCTACCTAGTCTAAATAAACGATGTAGTGCTATGACTGCTTTGTTAGATAAAATAAAAGATACGAACGAGACTTTTTTATTTACTTATCGTGGCACGCCATCTGATTCATGGGTCAAAAAATTTTTTAAACAACAAGGGATCGAGTTTGCACATGTAGGGAACACGGCCCACGTACCAAAAAAAGAATTACGATGTCACAAACTATGGCCAGACTTCTGCAAAGGAGCACCAATGCCATTGAAACAGATAAAAGATTTTTGGCAATACATGGGTAGTAAAGTAATAGTGCATGGTAGAGGTGAAGAAACTTTTGATGAGTGGGTGGATAGAGAATACACCATGGACTACATGATATATCACAAGTATTTAAAAGAAAGCGCAGGTAAGGAGAGAGACTTTGCATTGATAAGAAAGAAGACAGATCCTGATAGACTAATCTACATTAGAAAGATTTTAAACAATGGATATGATGATGGAGAGGTAAGAGTAAAATATGCAAACATACACACTGTCAAGGGATTAACTTTTGATAATGTAATTGTTGATCTTACAGCAACAAGGCTAGAAGATTATTTTACACAATTAAGATTAAAATATGTAGCGTACAGCAGAGGCAAGTTTGATTGTTGGACGATAGCATCACAAGGTAAATACACGTTAGGAGTAAAATGAAAAAGAAAAATGTATGGGACAAGCAGCACGGCGGGAATCATTATCAAAAATATAAAATTCAACCCAGTAAGTTTGTAGTTGAGAATGAGTTGTTATATCCTGAAGGTTGTGCTATAAAATATATTATTCGCCATCGCGATAAGGGAAAGAAACAAGATTTATTGAAAGCAATACATTTTATTGAAATGATTATAGAGAGAGATTACGATGTGTAATACACCAGAGGATTTAAATTTAAAAGATATAGATACGGTTGCGATAGATATCGAAACGTACGATCCTAATCTTAAAACAAAAGGTCTAGGCGCAATACGTAAAGATGGTTTTATTTGTGGCATAGCTATTGCAACAGAAAATGATCTTGCATACTTTCCTCTACGTCACTCTGATACTGACATAGACTATGAAAGAATAAATAAAATATGGCAAGTGTTAAACGATAGAATATTTCAAAACGAAAAGATTACAAAAGTATTTCACAATGCGATGTACGATGTATGTTGGATTAGAGCTGTGACTGGTAAGATGATCAAAGGTAGGATTGTTGATACCATGATAGCTGCATCTGTCATTGATGAGAACAGATTTAAATATTCACTTGATGCACTATCAAAAGATTATCTTAACGAAGAAAAATATAAATACGATCTACAACAGAAAACATTAGAATGGTCTGGTGGTACGGTTAAGGACCCAATGACTAACATGCACAAACTTCCTGCATCGATTGTAAAAGAATATGCAAAACAAGACGTAAACTTAACATACAAATTATGGAAATTATTTAATAAAAAAATTGACGAAGTATTATATACTAAAGATGACGGAGAACAAAAGACTTGTCGACAAATATTTGAATTAGAAACAAAATTATTTTTATGTTTGGTTGACATGAAATTTAAAGGCGTTAGAATAGATGTCGCAAAAGCGATCCAGTTTGGACGACATCTCAAAAAACGTAGAGATCAGATTATAAAAGCCATCGAAAGTATCACAACAATCAAGGTTGACATCTGGGCTGCAGCATCAATTAAAAAATTATTAGATCATCTTTGTATAAAAGATTACAAAGTCACACCTAAATCTAAGATGCCACAATTACCAAAAGATTATTTACGTACACATAATAATAAATGTTTGCGTATGATTGCAAAAGCAAGAGAGTATGACAAAGCAGTCAATACTTTCATAGATGGTCTATTAGAATATGTACACGAAGATAGAATACATGCAGATATAAATCAAATTAGATCAGATACAGGTGGCACCGTTACTGGTAGATTTAGTATGTCAAATCCTAATCTACAACAGATACCGGCTAAAGGATATATCGGTGCAAAGATGCGAGAGTTATTTATACCAGAAAAAGGGTGTCAATGGGGTAGCTTTGACTATTCACAGCAAGAACCACGTATTGTGGTGCACTATGCTATCAAATTAGGCCTACCAGGCACAGAGAGCTTAAAAGATGAATTTGATAAGGATGATGCTGACTTTCATCAAATCGTTGCTGACATGGCTAATATCTCCAGGAAACAGGTTT